GGGTGGGGGTCGGAAGGGGGTGGCGCATATATATAGGGTCGTCTTCTCAACTTTCCAGCTAAATAGCCCAATCCAGCCCTTTCCAGCCTCCACAGCCCCACCAATCCATAGTCAATTTAGGCCTATCGGGAGCTCCATCGTACTTGATTGCTGGGGAGTTTCTGTCATATTTCCCATATGGGGCCATTTGGGCTGAAATGGAGCCGATTCAGGCAATGGAGGAAAGCTGTCGAGGATGAGCTAGGAGGCCTTGGGTGGGGCAATAGGCTGTCCCTACTCCTAGAGATGGCAAACGTGGCTCTATGGGCCATTGTGGGCCAAAGACGATACCCTGAGCGGAGGGTCATGTGGCGTAGGAAGCTGAAGCGCTGTAGAGTGTGCCCGATATACGACAGGGTCAATCGCCGCTGTCGCCCCTACCATGGATCTAAGTTGGGTTGTGGCTGTTATGTGCCTTATCTGGCTCTTCTGAAGGATCGCTGCTGGGGCGATGTACACTTTTCGACGGAAGGGGACATCGGGTGGAAAATTGAACGGCATCCTTTAGGCACTTGGAAGGTGTGAACTTGACCCTGTAGCGGCTTGGGTGGTATCCGACAAGGCCTGAGTTGATTCCCTTGGTCTTTGGGTATGTCCTGCCCTTCCACATACGCAATTCAAAGACCCCTAGTGACCATACGTTCACCTTATTGGTTTTTGTTGTTAATAGGGCCGGGATCGCGTTGGTGAGTCCCTTCAGCACCAGCCTCACAGTCCTCTCAGTCAGGCCGGTCTCCTCGGATATGTGGGTGGTGAGGCCCTTGCTGGATATTATCCCTTCCCAAGGCTTAGCAAATCTCTCCATATCTCTGGTTCCAGTTTCTGCCTGATGTGGTCAGGGTCAATCCTGACGCCCCCTATGGAAATAGCCCTGTCCAGAGCAGGAGTAAAGAAGAACCTCACCAGTGAGTAGGCTGCGTCATGGCCATAGACACGCTGCAGTTTCCCAACCGGGATGAATTGGGGCTTGCCCTCACGAATGAAACCCTTGTCCCGGAGTTGCATATACTGCTCCACCGCCAAGACAATCATTTCACTCATAAGCCTTCTGGCTCCGTCGTCGCTTATCATGTCAGCAGCAGAACCAAGGGGGCGGTGCAACTGCTGTCTCTAGATCACTTCTTCGGGACTGAGTTCATGAGCCTTTGGCTCAAAGGCCGTTATGGCCTTGAATACGACATACTGGCCTCCGTTCTCCAGCATGGTCCTTACGGCCTCTGCCACGGCCTCGTCTCTCCGGAGGTGCACTGCAGGCCTCTTGCTTGGGCTTAAGCCCTCTCCGTCGTTCCTGACGATGATATACTGGCCGTCTGTCACTTTCCGTAATACTTGTCCTGCATGTTCAGGTGACCGGGAAGGGGCTGTATTGGGTATTCCCATGGTCGCTTAATGTTCGCTTTCTTGGCAGCCTCTGCCTCCTGAAACGCCCTCATCCTCCTCTCAAACTCCTGAGCCTTGGACATCTCGGTCATCTGTTTAGCAATGGCCCTCTGCGACTCCCACGCTTTCCGTCTGTCATCACGCTCCGCATTCTTGCGGGCAAGTTCGCTGGCAGCCTGCCCCTGCTCCCAAGCCTTCTTCATGCGTGGTGCTCCTGCAGGGGGATAGACTGACATATGGGGAGGCCCTCCCTCATCCTTAAGGACAAAGGCACGAGCAATGTCGCCACCAGAGTCTCTGAGCTCTTTCGCTCTTCTGTAGTCAAAGGTGTAATCCTGCCACGGCGGGAGGCTCCCTCCATGAGAGGCTTTCCAAGCCATTTCCGCAGCCTTTTCTAGCTCCGCATGATCCGCCTTAAAAGCTGCGTATGCCCTTTTCTCGGCTGTTGTGGTTGGAATTGCTGAGGTTGCCCCGCGAGGGGGCATGTAGTCTTTTTTTCCGTTTGGCATAATTAATCTCCCTTCATTTTCTACCTCTGGCCAGCTTCTTCGCTTTCACAAGTCCCATGACCCTTTCCCAGTTACCTTTCCTGTCCATATCATCGGTCTCAGCCTCGAGAGCTTTTATCATTTTGTTTTCCTCCATGATCTTATGAACCCTATCGACTGCTTGGTGCTGTGCCGTGACCCTTCTCTTCTTAGGCAGGGGCGGCGGCTTAGGTGTCCCTGATGTTCTGGTTGTTCTTGGCATAATTCTATTTCCCTTTCAATTAATGAACATTTAGCTAAGTTGAGCTAAATGTTCCCTGAAGTTTGTTACCCTTCACATCCCTTAAGCATACCCATTATCCACAGAATAGCCAGCACCACCGGAGACATGGCAATGATCAATGCCCCTACTTCAGTGGCTGTATCAAATGGCCTGTTGGGCTTCTTCATGCTAGGACCTGTTTGAATTTCTCAATCGGTATCAGCACCACAGGCTCTATGTCATCCTCATCACCACGGTCCCACCGTCCGCCCTCCCTGATCTCCATTGGGAGGTCGCTCTTGGAGAATACGTAGTACATGACTTTATCAACCAGACGGACAACCAGCACACTTGGTTTCCCTGTGGATTCACTGAGGGCAATTGCCTTTGACCATTTATCCAGTGACAGCAGGTAGGTCGGGTAGTTGAACTTGGGCCGGTTCTTTATCTCAGCAAAAGCCTTCACCTCACCGCCCCTCAGCAGGGCATAGTCCAGCTTGTACTTCAGGGGCATCTTTGAGGCCTTCACTCCCCAAGCCTCTTCAGCCTTGGAGATGATCTCCTTCTCTGCCACCCGGTCACCGCTGGTTTCGTACAATGGTCTCATGTTTCCCCTAGTTTTCCCCTAGTTTTCCCCTAGTGGATAAAACAGGAAAAGTTAAATTCCCTAGGGAAAACTGACATTTAGGGACAGGTGTTTACCCTGTTCCGTGCCTAAAGTTTGTTACCCTTCAAGCTCCTCGTCTCCTTGCAGTTGCTCGATAGGTATTATATCGGGATGCATCTTCAATACTTGGCCGTTGGGGCGGAGAACTGTCCAGATGTTGTCTGATCTTTTCAGCGCCTTCACGGCTTCCTCCTCGGTGTTCCCTTCAGCGGATTCAGCAAGCTCGACTCGTAGAACGAATGTGTATTCAGTCATGGTACAATGGTTTCTCTAAAATGGAGCCCTAAGCAGGGGCTGGCTTTTTTGACTAAGGAGGGTCATTTCGCACGAAGTCCCCCACCAAGGGCTCCGAATTGCTATATGTTTCTGTACTTGTTCCTCAGCTCCTTGAGCATGAGGTTCATGTGCTTGTTCTTGGTGTCTATCATGTCCTGCATCTTCCTCAGTCCATTCAGCACGGTACCGTGGTCCCTGTTGAATATCCTGCCTATGGAGATAAGGCTGTAGCCCATAGGATAAAGTATCCTGTAGGCCAGCCATCTGGCCTCCACATACTCCGTCTTACGGCTCTTGCTCATCACCTGTTTCACTGTCAGACCACACACTCTTGCGCAGTCCTCTATGACTTCCTCGGATATGCTTTTCAGTTCATAATCCGGGTTCCGTATTTGCTGTCTAGTTTTGCTTTGCTCTGCTACCTTATTCATGGGGTTCCTTATGTTTATGGGTTAAGTAAGACACACGCCACGGGAGGGCCTTGAAGAGACCCAGAGTTAAGTCTGGGCCAAGGAGGTGGCCCCGGAGAACCGTGGCGTGTGCTATCCCGTTTTCTCTCGGGAAATTAATCATCATCTGCATTGATTGCCTCGTTTTCTATGTCGTCCTTCAGTTTGCGCAGCTTGGTGTAGGCGGTAGCTCCTATCTCCTGAACAGCAGCTGCGCCGACCTTGTTGCTAGGTTGATTCGTGAGCCTCATTACATCCAGCACAATGTCTTCAATTCTCTTAACAATCATCCTCTCCCTGTAGGTCATCATTTGGCTCCAAGCTCCCTGAGTCTATGGGTTATCTCCTTACGGCGCTTATGGGCATCTGGCTTTAGTTCCCCATCAGGCTCCCTGTAGTCGCTCTCAAAGGTTCCGTCCTTGTTGAGGAACTTGGCGTCATACCTCTTTAGCTCCTCCTTAAGCTCAACCTCCTCTGACTTGCCGCTAGCCCTGACCGGCATGTCACGCTGCTCGTAGTACCTCATGAACTTGTCAGGCTTGAATAGGGTGTCAGGGGTGAGGAATTGCTCATACTTGCCTCCCTTCCATACCCTGATCATCCGGGACACGGCTTGCACGATTCCCTCAGTGTCCCCGTCCACTTCCGCGAGTCTCTCAGATATGGTCTCCTTGCGGTTAGAGGTCATCCTGAAGTTGCTCTTGATGCCGTGCTTGGTGAGGGCTTCATTGAACTCGCTCAAAACTTTGCCCTCCATAGTCTCTGTAGTCTCTGTAGTATCTACATTACCCTTAGTACTATTATATATATATAAGGGTGAATTATTGGTTTCTAGCTTGTTGCTAGCCTGTTGCTGGCTTGTTGCTAGCTTGTTGCTAGCTTGTTGCTGGCTTGTTGCTAGCTTGTTGCTACGTGCTAAATGGCGTGCTTTGGCCCCTTTCTTGCCCCTTTCGGACATCTTTCTCATTTGGTCAAAGGCCTTGTCCCTTATCTGTGCTAGTCGTTGGTTACGTAGTATGCCATCGCTATCCTTCAAAAACTTACCTTTGGTTATGCTTGTTGCTAGCTTGTTGCTAGCTTGTTGCAAGCCCGCTATACGAAACAGCATTTCTTCGTCGCTAGGTACCCCTCCTTTTGACCATTGATAACACAAAAGTCGGACATATATGCCCACTTCTTCTGGTGACATATAGGAGGTGCCGTTCAAAAAGTCCTCATAAAAGAATGGAAATGATTCTGGTGGTTTCATGCCTAGTTTGGTTGCTTTCCCCATAACCCCTTGTCACACAGGTATCCCTTTGACCTAGCCCAATCGGGGTTCTCATGGATTTTCATGTGGCCCTCCCTGCTCACGGGTAGCCAAAACTCTTCGCACAGTAGCAGCTCTCCGGCCCTGCCTCTCATATGGTGTATATCAGTGGCCCTCTTACCCTCAAACACGGCACAGAGGGCATTCTCGGCTAAATAATGACTCCTCTTGTGAAGGTATTCCATATTTGCCCCCCTTTTCTCCCCGTTTGTTAGGGGGGCCGGATCAATTTTCTCAGCCTCATACTCCACCATCCTCTCTATGATTGAGTCTGCCAGAAAATCCCTAACACCAGCTATGTGTTTACAGCGAAAATCCTTGCCATCCTTGACCTTTGGCTCAAGTCGGCACCTAAAGTGAGGGCATGTGCAGGACCCGTTGCCCCCATGGGTAGTCAGGTCCACCAGATACTCTCCCCGTCCGTTCCGGGACTTCACCCAGAACTGCATCCGGTCAAATGGTCTGATCTCGTATTTCACAGCTTCTTAGTCAGAACGCTCCACGCAGCTCTTATTCTCTCCATTAGGCTCATCTGCTGAACCCGAAGCCGAACAAGCCGCTTCATGCTCTTTGTTTTGAATGGGTTTCTCCTCTTCCTTGGAACCTTTACTTGGCTCATCCCTATCCTCCTTGCTTGGTTGGTACTTCTTCTTGAGCTGCCAGATCGTCAAGGCAGCCCGGAAGACTTTGTTTGCACTACCAATTTCCTTCTTGGACCACTCTTTGTCTACCAGTGGTTCAGGTTCGTTGGAGTTAATGACAAGGGAAATACATCTCGTGCTCCTTGGCTTAGGGAGACAGTTCACATATGCCGCAAGCTGGTATGCCCAGCTATCGTAGAAATTAGGGCCGCTTTCCTTGACTCCCTGAGTCTTGTAGTCAAGAAGGGCTCGCTTACCATCCTTCATGATGGCGTATAAATCAGCAGTACCTGCATAGCCCCGTGGGCTAACCAGCGTCTGTTCAGTCGATATGATCTCCTTTATGTTGTCGTGGTACCATGTAATGTAATGGTCCACGAACGGTCTGAGATCTTCGTCTATCTCAAGTTTCTTTAGTAGCTTCTCGTGCTTCATCCTGAAAGTGGAGGTTCACCTTCTCCAGTGCCGCATGGATTCTGGTGCCGAACTCAAGGATAGTGCTTTTCTCGTCGCGGTTAAGCACATTAATCCTAAGCAGGTACATGCTGTCAGACTCATTCCTGAACGCAGGGTTCGCCTTCGCACGGAGCGTGGCTGTCTTGACCCTCCAGTTATTAAGGAACTCATTGTTGATCTCCTTAATGATGGTGGTAACGGATGGAAACAGGTTCTGCTTACGCGCATGGCGCAGTGTCGTCTTCTTCCCGTCCTCCTGCCAGTGACGAGCTTCCCCGTCCGCAGTATACCAGTGTCCTCCTGTGTCTGTCTTCATTGGGTAAAAGTGGGGAGAGGCGGACTAGGCAAACCGCCCCTCCCCTGTTAGGCAACTAGAACGGTGCACCGTCACCAGTCACGGCAGGCTGAGCGTTTCCTGCATATTTGTCTTCGACCACAAACGGGTCTGTGTCGTACTCAACAAGCTCAAGTATCTGGACTGCCTGCAGCCCGGCGCTAGTGCCAGACCGAGTCTTGTACTTCCAGTCAAAAGGCCGGACGAATACATTTGCCAGAGTACCGTTACCAACCATCGGGATGTTCTCCGGGTCGTAGGCAGCCTTCTTTGAGTCCACCACTCGTGGCCTCAGGCCAGACTTGGCGGTTATGAAAAAGCCCTTCTCGGGCTGTGGGTTCTTGAGGAGGTTGCCATCACGCACTTCAATGCCTGCAGCGCTAAGCTCCTCAACCTGATCGTCAGTTAGCTTGCAACAATCAGTCTGGAATTTAGGAGGTGAGTCATCATCTTGACGCGGCTCCTTGAGGCTTGCCCACATGAGTTTAACTTCGCTCAGCAGGATGCCCCCCGATTTATCTTCTTTATTCTTTGCCATAGTTTATAGGGTTACTCGGGCAGCACTGTGGACTGCACGAATTTGTTTATGCTTCTACGGAACAACAATGGCACCATGCCGGTTGGTCCGTTTCTTTGTTTGTCGAGAACAAGGTTGACCATGTCATCCTCTGAGTCCGCACGATGCAGGAGCGCCACACAGTCCGCATCCTGCTCGATTGAACCCGATTCCCGAAGATCACTCATCCGTGGAGTTCTGTTGTCCCTCTCCGGATCACGATTAAGTTGAGCCAACACTAAGATGGCTACATTAAGTTCTCTGGCTAAGGCCTTAAGCCCTGATGAGATCTCACTCACCTGTTGCCATCTCTGGTTATTCTTTGTGCCGGGAACAGACACCAGTTGAAGGTAGTCCACCACCATCAACTCAACGTCATTGTTCTTGCACCATCCCCTCGCGGCAGCCTTGATCTGATAGAGATTCATGCCGGGGTCATCAAAAAACTTTATGGGGGCCTTGGATATGCGTGCGGAACAGGCAGTCAATCTTTCGATCTCAGTCTTGGACAGAAGGCTCTTCTGCCTCATCCTGTGGGAAGGCACCTCGGCTAGTGAGGACAGCATCCTGATAGCCAAGGACTCCGAGGACATCTCCAAGCTGAAGAAGATTACTCCCTTGCCATGAGACAGGGATGCCGTGGTGGCCATGTTAAGCCCTATGGCAGTCTTCCCAACACTAGGGCGAGCTGCCAAGACAAACATGTCTCCGGGCTGTATGCCTCCTGTCAGGAGATCAAGGTCACTAAACCCTGTGGGTACCCCAATAACTACACCCTCATGGGTCTGCCACGATTCAATCTGATCCATGGCCCGCAACACAACATCCTTGGTGGTGCGCTCACCCTCCCTCTCGTGCTTGGACTCAGACAGGTGGACATCCACGGTTGCGGCAGCCTCATTATAGTCCCCTTCGTCCCTGAGGGTCTGTAGGGCTACATGGCAGGCCGTCCTGAGTGAGCGCTTCCTTTCAAACTCCTTAAGTATCTTGGCATAAAACGGCATGTTTGAACTGGACGGGGCAAGGTTCGTTGACTCATCCAACCTACTTACCACATGCCCTGCGCTGAATAGCTTCCCCATCTTTTTGCGCAAATAGTCCAGTAAAAGCACCTGATCAGTGCTATTTACGGCCACATATGCATTGAAAATATGCTGATTAAGGAGGTCATGGAAGTGGCTCTCATTAAGGATGGCGGCTGCCTTGGACACCGTCTCGGCTCCGCCAAGGGAAATACACCCCAAGACAGCCTTCTCAGCCTCCACGTCTGCCATGGTATCAGGATCTATGTTGCTCATATGACCCTTAGTCCTCCCAGTAGGGCCTGTCAAAACTGGCCCCCGGACTTGGGGGCTCGTAGTATTTTGAGAGCTCTTGATCGATCCAGACTGCTGAGTCGAAGCATTTTCTGCAGATGAATCCGTGGTGGATGCTGCGATCATGGGCTATGCACTTTCTCTTCTTCTCGCATACCCAGCAATTTGCTACTGTGGAGTCTATCCAGTATATGTTGCATTGACCTTTCACTGGGGTACTCCACCTCTATTAACGTTTCTTCCTCTTTGCGCGGGACTTTTTCTTGCCTGCACGAGAGGTCGATGTCCGCTTCTTTGTCATCAGGGAGTGCCCCGCAGTATCGCAGAGCATCGATAAAATACTTTGGGCAGAGATTGTCGGGATCGAGGAGGCGATTGCGGCGTGACGTAATGCGGACACGAATGCGGCCTGTTCCGACTTCTTCTCCTTTGTCCTCTGCCAGTGATTCATCCCAAACAATGCATTCAGGCTCGGGAGCCTGTATTTCACTAATATGTTTATCCTTAGTGGGCACTGCTTTTTCATCTCCTCCTTAAAAATCTCAAGAACACGTCAATCATTTCATCCAAGACCTGCTCATCGCTCTTGTCCCGGATGATTATTATTACTACCGTCCTCGCTCCTCCAAGTATTCTGTTATAATTAAACGGAGCAGGCTGGCTATCGCCCTGTCTTCTTCCTTTGCGCATTCCTTCAGTCTATCATGCACGCTCTTGTCTAGATAAGTTGCGGTGATAATTTTAGCTTCAGGGGTGGATTCTTCCTCAGTTGCGAGAGTACTCATTGCTGTCTTGCTCCTTTGTCTAACCGGAGATCCCGGCGACATACGGACTATAGCACGGAAGAGTTTGTTCTCAAGAAAATTCTATAATGGAATGATAAAAACTTTTTCACATTATTATGTGAACAGGTCATTTGTACACTCGCTTGTACCCGGCCCTCCAGACAACATCAGTGAGTGACTTGGCAACGCTGATTACTTTTTCCTCGGTCCAGTCAGAGCAAGTGAGATGGAGGGACTCATGGATAACAGTATCAAGGTAGTCCTTTGACTTCTGTCGTGGGTCTACAAAGATGACCTTGTCTTTGGAGTAGTCAACCATGCCCATGGCTTTCTCTCTACCCAGCTTGGTCTCCTTGATCTTGATGTTCATTTTTTCCTGTAGTGGATCACGCTCCTTACCCGACTCCCTGCCTTGATCTTGAACTTGCGCTTCTCCAATCTCCCTTTCTTCTCCATCTCCATTATGCGTACCCTAACGGTCGGGGGGCTTTTCCCAATACCCTTGGCTATTTGATTAATCGTCATCCAACCATCAGGAACATTGTCCTCCTTCTGGTTGCAGCAATTAACAAACTCCTCCGCCCAGCTCTCCAGCTCTCTTCTCAGAGAACCTTTAACCCTGTTGGGCAAATCCAGTCTGTTCCTGTTTTTTGTGCCTGCCATACAGTATACTTATTCCCTTTAACTGTTCCGAACGCCCATCCCTGAGACCAGAGGCTGGCTCCAAGTCTATGGGACATGTAGGACATATCCGCAGTGTCGCATAAGCACCCCACGCACCATGCCTGAGCC